TGGTTGGCGCTGGGGTGAGAAACGTAGTCTCACCTAAGATACTTGTTACTGCTACTATATTGGGGTTTGCCATTTATATTTCTCCTAAAATCCCATTACCATCGCAAGTGCGATTGAAAGTCCTGCTGATATACCGCCCGCGACAACCGGTGTTCCATCCTGCTTCGTCACTGACACCCGGATAACATTAGCTAAATCTTTTACTGCATAAATCCTATCGCCTGCCGCACAGGTATAACTCACGCCTCCGTTAATGTTCATTGTCGTGGCGTTATAGGTCAGAGGCCATGCGCCAGAAGGGAGCAGTATCATCTGCTGACCCGCAGTCATTGTGAGGCTTGTTGAAGTAGTTGTGCCGGTAATGACTACTGCGTTACCAGTAGCAGCAGTAAGATCAACGGCTGTTGCCGAGGCTATATCAGCGCCAGTGGATAGAGTTTGTAAGGCGGTGAAGGTGTTAGCACCAAGGATAGCCGCTGTTCCTACGACACCAGCAGGAGGAAGTCCTGTCAGGTTAGTAGCGGTGCCGCTTGCTGGTGTGCCTAAAACTGGGGTTACAAATGTAGGGCTTGTGCCAAATACCAAGGCACCTGACCCTGTTTCACCCGCACCCGGATTAGCGGTAAAGACAGCCGCTCCAGCCCCCGCCCCATCTGTGTACACCATCTTCTTTGCGCCACTAGCCACATTAATCGTAGCACCTGCACCCTGCTTGATTGTGATGATCTGGCTTCCGGTAGTGGCGTTTTCGATAATCCAGAACTTGGAAACCGTGTTAGGTGCAAGTGTCAGCTCACGGGTCGCAGTTAGCGAACCGGCTGAAGTGAATTTAAGGTACATAGCACGTACACCGTCTGCCGTACCATCTGCCATAGTAAAGGTTTCATTGGCATCCGCCGCTACCTGTTCAGTGCCATAACCAAGACCATCCCCGATAAGTTCGAGATTCGTATTGGTCGATGTGCCCCAAGTGCCGCTCTCGGCCCCAGTTGCAATCTCTTTTAATCTTAGATTATTTACATAAGTTGCCATGTTTAAAACCTCTTGTTTAAGCCGCTATTTCTACCCAATTTGGTGTTTGCCCCGGTACTATTTCCATCCATATCTGGACAGATGATGTCTCTCCTGTTGCATACACTCCGGTCACATCTACATTAGTTATATTCGTAACAGTGGGCGTTCCTACACTCGCTGTCCCCAACAAACCAGTTACAGAAACCGTAGTTCCCTGTTCCGTCGTTGGCGTTCCAACATAACCCGTTCCATATACACCGGTAACGCCAAAGGTACTGTTGGTTATTACGCTAACCGTTCCTACCTGTCCTGTTCCAGCAGAACCGGTAAGCGTTACTGTTCCGTGGGTTATAGCAACGACTGATCCAACCGCCGTCGTACCTACAGATCCTGCATTAGAATAGCCCCATGAGCTATCCCCCCAGTCTCCTATTCCCCATCCCTGAAGATGAACGGTTACCGGAATACTTCCGACTACACTTCCTACCTGTCCTGTTGCCGCTACCCCAGTAACATTAACATTGACATGGTATACAACGGTAACACTTACCGTTCCAACCGATCCTGTGGCCGCTAACCCAGTAACACTGACATTAGCCGCGCCAGTTACTGTTGTGCCTGAGCCAACGGAGGCGGTGCCTACCTGACCGGCACTGGTTTCTCCCCAAGCTCCCGCATCCCAAACATCAACGCCCCAGCCTTCAAGGGTGACCGTTACCCCTGCCATGTTAAGCTATCCTGATAATGGCACTCGTCGCATCACCGGTTGGAAATACAATAGTAAAATCCCCCGAGCTGGAAGACTTATCCGATCCAAAATCAAGAATTACTACACTGGGATCGGCAGTAGCGGTGTCATTAAAGATCATCGCCCCTCGCGCCGTAATGGTAGAACTACTCCACGTAGAATCACCAAAATCGGTAAAAGCCGTGGTGCTTGTGCTTACCGGCGTAACATTCACTAAGGTATTGCCTTTAGCTACATAGGCCGTTCCTGTTACTTCATTAGTGGCTGTATACGCTGTAGTCGCCGCCGTAAAAGAGGCACTGTTAGTGTACATGGCAATATTAAATGTATTGCCGGTACTAAGTGTAAAATTATGCACAGCTTTCAAAATTTCTACTTTAAAACTGGTACACATAAAATTTCCTGTGAAAGCCATATCATAATCTCCTAATCAAATCGGCTAATTTGGGTTCCCCGGCATCTAACAAAATATTATAAACCGTGGTTCTGTCACTTTGAATTGCTTGCTTCATATAATGAACGATTACTTGTTCAATTTGCGTCTTGTAGGCTTGTGCCTGTTGCCGGATTACCGGATCGGCTGTAGCCGAAATACCCACAATTTTGTCTATACATCGTTCGGCCACTTCTTCAGGGGTTTGTCCCCTGTTCTGGGTAGTTATTACATCTACCTTGAAATCACTATTTATGCCAAGCTCCGGTGTTCTCATGTCTTCTCCCTTATTACCATTCCAGTACGATAGTCGTCCGTAACTTCCTTCGCCTCGCCATATTGTTTCAAGGCCACTAGGGATTCAGCAAATCGTTTTTCGTACATCTGTAAAAGGGCTGGATCTCCTTTCATATAGATATACGCTTCAATTAAACACCCGTATAACAGGGTTAATTCCGCGTTTATACTGAGCCACGTAGTAGACCCATCCGCTCCTGCGGTAAGACTGTCGGGCCGGTAGTAATAATGCAATTCTACATCATAACTGCTGTCTGGAGTGGGACCAATGATAAAGTTGGCTACATCAAAAACCGCGTAAAAGCGGGGGCCTCCTGTAGTAAGCACATCCGGATTAAAAGCTTGTATAAAATTAACACTCTTGAAATCCAAAAAATTCTTTTCGTTGCTTGCATCAGTATAAGACAACGAAAAAGGCGCTAAAAAGTCAGTAGGCATTGTCAGATATTCGTCTGCCTGTGTCATGTTTCCGGCAGAATTCTTACGAAACAGACTTAATTGCACCGTCTTCAGGATACGTTCTTCCGAGGAACGAATAAAAATAGGAAGATTAGCCAAAAAGGACGTTTCCGCATTTTGGGTGTATTCCTGTATCGCTGTCTTCATTTGTGCGTATGTAAAAGCCATTATGACCTGACCTACCTGACCAAAACAATTCATAGGGCGCCAGTCTGCGCCATCTGCTACATTAGGCACTCCCACATACACTGATAAAACCATGGGTGAATTAGGCCGTGCATCTTTCAGGGCTTGCGGATCAGTTACATGGAGTCGTGGATCGAGCTGGGGTTGCTTTCTTTCCCACTCATCCGGTCCGACCAATAGCCCCGTCCATTCCAGTTTCATGTCATTGAGTTTGTACTGGAACCCAGAGCGGTCCGAAATACCTAATGCGAACTTTCCTAATGCAAATTTAGCCATTAGTTAAACCTCGAATAACCAATTCCGGGCTGAATAGTAAATGACGCCCGATCACGATCTTCGACCGCTGCCCTGTCAAACTCTTCTTCATACAATGTTTTTAACATTTGAGTCCGATCTGGCGCTCGTTTTAAGGATAAGTAATAAGCCAGTCCTGCTGCCAAACACGGATAAAACCGGAAAGGCACCTCAAACGTATTAATATAGGCATCTGCGTCCTGAATACGGGTTAACCGGTTAAAAACGACAACATCAGTGTTATTGTCCGGAACCGGCCATAATTTAAGCTCTGGGGTAATTAACCTATTCAGAAAGAACTGATCAACACGGCCTGTAGTCGATTTATTAGGAATGGTGAGGTAATCATCCCGACTCACGCGGGGGACGGAATAATCTGTGCCATCGCGCCGCACTACCATACTTAAAGCATCAATAGTGCTTTGCACGTCAGAAAAATCAACGGCTGCTGTCAACGTAGTCGTAGCACCGCTGCTTCCACCGGTTAAAGTGTCGGCTGTGGTAAAAAGTCCTACGGGAATGGTAATAGCGAATGAAGTAGCCGAAGGTATGTTTGTTATAGAACAGGTAGCACCGCTGACACTTCCAGTAATGGTTTCACTAACCGAAAATGCCCCAGAAGCACCTACCGTCATGGTCAGGGTTCCACCGGGATATACCCTAATCCCTACAGCCGTGGTGATACTGGTTTGTTTAATCGTCCACTGGTTTAAGCCACGATTCGCCCACTCTGCCAATAATAAATTCAACGAGCGTCAAACGCTTCTTCGATGTAATCTGCAACATCTAAGTCAAAATTAGTGGAACTGGACGTTGCCATTTAGCCACCCCTTCTTCCAACCTTACCACCTCCACGCATTCGTACAGGAGAGTTACCTTGAGGAACACTTTGTCCCATCGCTAATCGCTTATGCTGGGGAGTGAGTTCCGGATTACGAGAAGACTTGGTGCCTCCCGTAGGTCCGCCCGCGCCTAGATTGACCACACGTTTGCTAGAAGACTTGGAGCGGCCTTTATCCATAGTGCCAACAGCAGAATATGCCCGTTTCCCCATGGCTTTCTCGGTGCCTTTACTTTCGTCGCGGCGAGATTTAAGACTTTGGCTTTTACTTCCTTTGTTCCGTTCGCCCAAGGACTCATCTAACCGTGCGTTGTAACCTTGCTTTTTACGTGCCATTTTTTAATCTCCGATAATAAGATTCACGAGTTTTATAAATGTCTTCTCCATTAAATCTATCAAGGTGCCTGTCATAGTAATCAGTGTCTTTAAGCTTTTGGGAAGCTTCGTGTAGCTTACTCAGGCGTTGAACAAAAATCATTGCATAGGGGTCGCCAGTTGTTGCCGTAAATTCAACGTCATACACTTCGCCATATTCAACATCATCTGGATGAAATCCCATTAGCCAGATGTCCCTGTCTATGAAGATTCCCTCTGCAATCGCGCCGTTTAAGCCCTCTATGTAATAATGAAACTCCTCTGGTTCTTTGAACACCAGATCCACTACAATTACCACGTCAAAACGGTCATCAAACGTGGAAATAATGGTAGTAAGGTCCTGAAAGCCGGGAGAATCCTTAAAGCCAATACCTACTTTCTTTTCTGCCCAAGCAGCCTTCGCATAAGGGCACGGTGGCATATCGGAAAAATTAGGATTAGATTCCTCCAGTGCCACGGAGGACCACTCCCTTATCTCTTTGCGTATTGCCGCTTCCTTATCCATCTTCCTTAATTATAAAACACAGTAAAGGCGGTTA